CCCCGAACAGGCGGGTGTAGATGAACGCTTGTAGGTCATAGCCATATTTTCGTGCTGAAAAAGGGAAGGCACGCAAATCTTGAGTTGTCTTCAGATCGGCTATAAACCCGCTTGTGTAGATGTCCGCCTTCGCTCGGAAGGGTAGGCCTCCAATCATTCCAATCTGTGGTACCTCGTACTCGCAATCGTTAACGTAGTCCATCACTTGCTCGTTGCGAAGTAGTGCGTTAGCGATTCGCTCGGCTTCGCTGAACTCCTTTGCCGTGATGATTTTCGCTCCTGTTTTTTTTGCCTCCTGCCAGATTTTGGTGTTCTTGCTTTGCACGTCGATGACCTCGTAGTCCTTCACGAGATCGGGTTGCAATACCATCAAGTGAACCAGCCGTCCAACGGAGAAGGCATCGGAGTCCTCCTGCCCGTATTTTGTCACATAATGATATGTTTTTGGTGACTGGAGCAGAAGCTTTGCTGCGCTGCTTGAGAGAGCAGTACGACCGAGGTTCCCATAGTAGAACGAGTCATCAAGCATCTTCTCCTTGAGGGTGACGGTATCCCAGATGGAGCCGTCAAGTAGTTTGATTGTTTTCATTTCATTATTGCCTTATACATCTCGTTCAAGTCGAACGGGAGGTTTGGTTCGTATGGATAGTGAACGAAGTCCACATCGTAGAACTTGCCGTCTGGAGCATCGCTCTCGTCAATATCAACGTGCAGCTCGTATTGCAGCATATCATCAACGGATTTGAACCCTGCCCAGTCAGCGAAGATTTCATTCCAAGTACGAGGTGGTACATCCTCTGGGAGAATACCGATTCTATCGGCATAGTCCATCAGAAAGTCGGCTGACAGTCGCATAGCGAAACGAATATGATTTGTGGAAGGAGGACAACTGCGAAGAAGGCAGCCGATAGGATGAGCATCCACGCCAAAGGGACGGTGATGTCAATGATGAGGTTTTGGAGTTTGTTCATCTTGATTGGTTTTTGATTAAGCCCCCCGAAGGGGTTTAGGTTACAAGCGAATCTCGTGGTTGTCCCAAAAGTTTGAATTTTCTTGATAGGCGATTGGGTTTTCTAATTTTTCAATCTCCTTACAAATTATAAATGCTGACTTATTTCGTTGTTCCATTTGAAAGAACGATGTAGGCATTTCAGAATAAATTGCATCCAATTCATTCTTTAACTGTTGTATTCTGTGTTGTGTTGTCATTTTGATTGGTTTTATTTGTTTGATGTAGCAAATCTCTAAAATAAATTTGACATAAAAAAATTTATTTACATTTTTTTTCGCCATTGGGCGTAACATACTGAAAATCTTTGCCTTTCATCAGGGAACTCGGTGTTCATTACATCACTTGATACGCATCTTGGTTCGGGTAGTATTGCTATCGCTTGCCACAATTATAATTTTGATTTAACTGCCTACGAAATAGATAAGGATTACTTTTCTTTGGCATCAAAACGAATACAAGACCACGTTAACCAATTAACGATATTTGAATGATTCATATCATTACTCCCTGCTCACGCCCGGAGAATCTTTCAACAATTAAACAAACCATCCCTAAGGAGTGCAGTTGGACGGTAGTCGTTGACGAGAAAGCAACAGGCGATTTCCTAAACGGAATTACCTACCTACGTCCCAGCGCAGGAGGCAACTGGGGAAACCCACTTCGCAATATAGGTATGGAGTTTATATTGGCTCTAAAGGCCAAAAGAGGCGATTACATATACTTTCTCGACGATGACAATATAATTCACCCGGATTGGTACGAAGCCGTTAAAAACGAGTTTTATCCAGTTATCACCTGGGGACAAGTATTTAAGAATGGCCACCCAAGATTACACCCAACAAAAGAGCCAAGAGTAGGTACAATCGACACCGCCTCGTTTATGGTGCGTTGTGATGCAATCGGAGAAGCAAGATTCGGAACCGAATACGAAGCAGACGGTCTATTCGCTCAACAAATGGCTAAGTGGAATGTAAACACGCTCGATGCCTACCTTTGTTACTACAATTATTTGCGATGAGGCAAACCAACAAGATAGATGGGTGGTTTAACCACCAAAACGCTTACGATTTCTTATTAGACAAAGTTCCCTCTGGGGGTACGTTTGTAGAGCTTGGGGCTTGGCTGGGTAAGTCCTCTTCGTATCTATGCGACAAAGCAACAGCCGATAAACAAATAGTAATTATCGATACTTGGGAAGGTTCACCAAACGAACTAACCACAACCCATAAGCTCGCAACAGAGCAGAACGTATATGAGTTGTTTGTTGAGAATATGGGTGAGCGTAAATACAAAGCAATTAAAGCAACCTCAAAGGCCGCAGCACGTAAATTCAAAAAGGAATCTTTGGACGTGGTGTTTATCGACCTAACTCACACCTACGAAGCGGTTAAAGAAGATATTGCCCTATGGCTTCCTAAGGTTAAGAAGGGTGGATATTTAGCAGGAGACGATTATCACGAAAACTGGCCTGGAGTTATCCAAGCTGTAAACGAGATGCTAAACGGGTTCACCGTAATAGACGACGCTTTTATATTTAAAAAATGAAGATACTCTGCATTGGAGACCCGGATTCCGGGGTTGTGTACCACCGCATCTATAAGCCCTTCACTCTGTTAAAGGAGAAAGGGCTTTTAGACTTTCAGATAATCAATTATAGGCATCCAATTCCTGAGGGCGATTGGGAAGGAGTAACACACGTTATCTTTTCCCGTGCGCTGCCGTTTACCGGCGAATCCTTTTCTAACTTTTTTGCTATCTGCAAAGCACTGGGCAAGAAGGTTATTATTGATAACGACGATTGGTGGCACCTGGCATTAGACCACCCAAGCAAACCAACATACGACAAAGCAAACCTATCGGGACGGATTGTAAACTCTATGTACTTTGCTGATGAGGTATGGACTACCCAAAAGTACCTTGCCGATAAAATCAAGAAAGTAAATAGAAACGTACATATTATCCCAAACGGATTAGACCCTTCAGACCCGCAATGGCAAATTACCCGCCAAGAAGCAGATGAAGTACGGTTCGGTTACGTGGCCGGCATATCCCACCTTCCAGACCTTTTGCAAAATAAGATAGACCTTTCCCCTTACGAATCCTACGTTGCTGACCTTGGTGGATACCCACAAGCTGCAAAAGCAAGATTCGCATTAGAAACAAGACCACCAAACGAATACGGCCAACTATATCAAGCGTTTGACGTTGCGCTGTCTCCATTACTACCAAGTGAGTTTAACCGCTGTAAGTCCAACCTAAAGATGGTAGAAGCAGGGTTCGCTGGTTGTGCGTTAATTGTAAGTGATGTAGCACCGTACTCAAAACACCTAACGGATAAGAACTGCATCGCTGTAAAACATAACGGCGATTGGAATAAGGCAATTAAATACCTACACGAGAACCCTAACAAGGCCGGGGATATTGCGCTTACCTTGCACGAGGATATGACCACCAACTTTAATATCCACGACTTTAACGATTTGCGACTGGAGCGTTTGCAGAAGTTGAGTTAATTATTAAAGTAATAAAATGAAATATGCCTAAAGGAAATCCAAACCTCGTTAAAGGTGGCCCGCCCTTGAATCCCGCTGGCCGCCCACAAGGCGCACTCAACAAGTCAACTACCAAGATTCGGGAAGCATTCCAAAAGCTCATTGAGGATAACTTGGAGAATATGACCATCTGGTTATCTGACGTAGCAGCAGAAGACCCAAAGGCAGCTCTTGACATTCTAAACAAGATGGCGGAGTACACAACTCCTAAACTGGCACGGGTAGAGAACTCACACGAGGTAGCAGAAGAGTTAACCTCAATCAAGGTGGAGATTGTCCGTTCTGGAAATTAAGACAAGTGAACTCTTTGAAAAGAACTACACCGCACCAACACGGATAGTAGTTAATCAGGGAGGTTCAAGAAGTGGTAAGACTTATTCCATATTGCAGATGCTGGTTATCCTGGCAATGCAAGAACGGGGTAAGGTTATATCTATTGTGCGTAAGTCGCTGCCGTCGCTTAAAATGACTGCATATCGTGACTTTATGGAAATCGTAAAGGCAATGGAACTATACGACGAAAAGAACCATAACAAATCAGACCTTACCTACACGCTTAACGGAAACCTATTCGAGTTCCTTTCGTTAGACCAGCCACAAAAGAAACGGGGAGCAAGACGTGATTACCTATTCTGCAACGAGGCAAACGAACTAACCTGGGAGGACTTCTTTCAGCTATTGGTTCGTACCACCGGTAAGATATGGCTTGACTACAACCCGTCAGAATCCTTCCATTGGATTTACGACCGTCTGCTTACCCGTGACGATGTAACGTACATACAATCGACCTACAAGGATAATCCATTCCTTGATAGGAATATCGTAAACGAAATCGAACGGTTACAATATACCGACGAAGACTATTGGCGTATCTACGGCCTGGGTGAGCGTGGTATGTCACGAGCGACCGTCTTCCAATTCGGAACGTCTGAAATCCCACAAGAAGCAAAACTACTTTCCTATGGCCTTGACTTTGGTTTTACAAATGACCCGTCCGCTATTGTGGCAATCTACCAGCACGGTGAAAATCTTTACTTGGACGAGCTGCTCTACCGAACCGGGATGACAAACCGAGACCTCCATCACCACCTACAATCGTTAGGACTTGACCGTAGGGACGAAATCTTTGCGGATAGTGCCGAACCTAAATCTATTGAAGAGCTGCACCGATTCGGTTGGAACATTAAGCCAACAGCCAAAGGCCAAGATTCGATTAACGCAGGTATTGATATACTGAAACGCCATAAGATATTTGCAACCGCACGGAGCAACAATCTAATTAAAGAATTGCAAAACTATAAATGGACGGAGGATAAGAACGGAAACCTGCTTAATAAGCCAATAGACGTTATGAATCACGCCCTCGATGCGGCACGTTATGCCGTGTACAATAAACTTTCTAAACCAAACTACGGTAGGTATTCTATCCGTTGAGTTATTTATCTATGGAACTTAAATTAGTAGTACCAACTTCGCTTGACGAAATCACGCTTGAACAATACCAGCGCTTCGCTCGTATTGAGGGCGAGGGTGAGTTCAAACAAATGAAGATGCTTGAAATCTTCTGCGGGGTTCCATTTTCAGAGTTGCCGAATGTCCGCTTGATAGATGCAGTAAGCGTATTGGAACGCCTGACTAAGACCCTATCCGAGAAGCCCGGATTGACTAAATTCTTTGAACTCAACGAAGTTAAATACGGATTCATTCCAGCACTCAACGAAATTTCCCTCGGTGAGTTTGTCGACCTTGATTCGTACCTATCCGATTGGGCAACGATGCACCGTGCAATGGCTGTACTGTATCGCCCGGTCGTAAAGGAAAAGGGTGAGCGTTACGATATTGAGAAATACGCAGCAACAGACGAACGAGACGAAATAATGAAACAGATGCCCGCTTCGGTAGTGCTTGGTGCGCTGGTTTTTTTTTATCGTTTAGGGAACGTATTGGCAGCGCATACCCTTCGCTCTTTGGAGAAAGAACTGAAAACCCATACACCAGAGAAGCCCAGTTCGGACAGCGATGGGGATGGTATCAATCAATCTATGCGCTTGCTCAAGGAGATGTCCTCAAATTTGGAGACGTTACTCAACTTCCAATAAACCAAGCATTGACTTACCTAACATTCGAGAAAGAGAAAAACGATATTGAAATATCAATGATAAAAAAATGAGAAGCTTTTACCTTGCCACCGAAAAGATAAACGATTACCTATCCTCGCACCCTTTGGTGAAGGTGGTTACGTTTGGGGATATTTTTGACGTTGACCTTAACAAGCAGACCATCTTCCCGTTGGCGCATATTATGGTTAACCAAGCAACATTCGCAGACCACGTAATACGATTCAACGTATCGGTGTTGTGTATGGATATCGTAGACGAAACCAAGCAGGACATTAGAGACCAGAACGAGCCGTTCTTTGGCGTAGATAACCAGCAGGATATTTTGAATACCACCCTGGCTATCTTAAACGGATTGCAATCGCAGTTGCGCCGTGGCACGTTGTACACGGAGAAGTACGAAATCGAGGGGGATATTGTTTGTGAGCCGTTTACGGAGCGCTTTGAAAGTTTGCTTACCGGGTGGAACCTGACCTTTGACTTGATTGTACCGAATACGGAAATATCTATCTGCTGATGAGCCGTCAACAACTCGTACAAGCCGCATTAACGACGTTTGCAAAGCGTGTAATTCAACAGGCGAGGCAGAAACTCACCAAGAAAAAAAAGAACAGCACAAAGGAGCTGTACAATTCTCTTGACTACGACTTGGCGGTTGGCCCTAACTCGTTCTCCCTTACATTCTCGATGGAGCAGTACGGTGAGTTTCAGGACAAAGGTGTAAGCGGCGTAAAACGCAAGTTCAACACACCATATAAATATACCAATAAGATGCCGCCTCCCAAGGCGTTTGCAAACTGGGTAGTGCGTAAGGGATTGCAAGGTGTCCGGGATAAGAACGGAAGGTTTATCCCACGCAAGAGCTTGCAATGGGCAATAGCAAAGTCGGTGTACAACAATGGTATTAAACCGAGTTACTTTTTTAGCGCACCATTCAAAGTTAACTTTAAGAAACTACCACAGGAAATAGTACAGGCCTTCGGACTTGGCCCGGATGACTTCCAAGCATTCACACGTAAATAATGGGACTACCAATAGCCAGCTTTCCGACCTCGTTGCAATTTACAAGGTCTCCGATATTTATCACGCTAACCAAAGGCACAGCCGTTAACGACGGCCTTGTTGACGCTACGCTTACCCTGCGTATTTTCCAAGGCAGCAGCGCAAGCAGCCCAACTGCGGACTATACGTTATTCAAGACCTCGATTAACGACGAACCTATTGTATTTGAAATCAGCGAGTTAATACGTGAGAAGATTACCACCGTATTAAAGAACGACCCTATTAGCGATTGGGAGAACGCAACAACCGAGGACGTATGGTGTAAGTTTTCTTTATCGTCTAACTACGTTAATGCAGCAACTCCAGGAAGCGGCTTAATTCAAAACAATCAATCGTTCCTATGTACTGACGGCTGGTTGCCGTTTACTACGCAATCCGGGGGTATCGTTGCGGGTGCTGGCTTAATCACCAACCGCACCATTCAAGTTATGGAAGGATACGAGCAGTCCTTGCCCGCTTTGTACGATGCGAACACCGACCTTAACGGAGTGCTGTACAACGTAAACGGAACCGACTATTTTTACGTGCTATCTGACGAGCTTGGATTCTCAAACACAAGTACCCAGTCAACACAAAAGATTATCTATATTCCCGCTGGCCCGAATAGCGTGGATTCTTTCTTGGGTGTTGAACCTATTGAGGACTACACTATTTCATTGATTAGCGATAGCGCAGCAGTCAACTACAAAGCACGGGTAGAAGCCGACGGCGGTACGTGCGAAGGGTTTGCTTGCCTACGTGCAGCCCTTGCTGAATTGGGTTACGAGGAGAATGCTACCGATTACAATTACGAATTGGTATGCGAACCTAAATACACCCCGGTACGTGTTACCTTCATTAACCGATACGGAGTAAGCGATTACCTAACGTGCTTCAAGGTTTCCACCCGAAGCGGAGGATTCACACGTGAGAGTTATATGCCTCAACTACCAACTTCTTACGACGTAACGCAGCAGTTGCAGTACCGTAACTTTGATGTCAACAGCCGAGAAACCATTACGGTTAATACCGGGTGGGTGGACGAGAATTACGACGATGTTATCCGTGAGCTGCTTATGAGCGAGAAGGTATCGCTTCTTTACGACGGGCAGGAGTTTACCGCTAACCCAACCGACGGAGGTGTTGAATACTTTAAGCAAATCAACGCCAAAATGATTAGTTACAACTTGACGTTTGAAATCGCTTGGAACATTAGAAACAACGTACGGTGAAAAATAAGGTAACGCTATTTATAGGGGACGAGGAAGTTGATATGTTCGGGGATGAGGATATTGTAATTAACCTTTCCGTCCAAAACATTCAAGACATTTCCAAGGTATTTACCGACTTTAGTCAGGGCTTCAGCGTTCCGGCATCGCCAAGGAATAACGCTATCTTTTCCCATTACTACCGCACGGATATCGTTGGTGGTGCTGACTACCGATTGCGTGCCGAGGGATATATTGAAATTAACGGCTTGGTGTTCCGTTACGGGTCGATTGAACTGGAAGGTGTACAGATGCGTCAAAATGCGCCCTACGCTTACGACGTTACGTTCTACGGGCTGTTGGTTAACCTTACGGACTTATTTGGTGAGGACTATTTATACGACCTTGCATCACTTTCCGATTACAATTTAGATTACACCCCGAATAATGTTTATACGGGCTTGCGTGGCAGCACGTTATATCCGATTGTATTTCCGTTAATCACGGCGCAGGACGTTTGGTTCTACGAAAGCGATAATACCAATAATGACCCTAACAATATATACTTCCATAACGTAAACCAAGCCCACGGAGTTCAATACTACGACTTAAAACCCGCCATTACTATTGAGGTGATTATTAACGCTATTCAAACAAAGTACGGCATTACGCTTAACGTAAGCGGTATTGAGGATTATGAGAACTTGTATATGTGGTGCCACCGCAGGGCTGGATATATGTATAAGGATATTCCGAATGCTATGCGGTGGGTGTCGTTAATAGCCCCGACCCCGTATGCTGTAATTGCAACTGATTGGTGGAATTATGGAAATAGTACATTTACCCCACAAGGAATAACTGGTTCCGGGAATGTTTACGATATGACTATTTCGATAGACGTTGGGGCTTATGCCAATGATTACACGGTGGGCGTTTTCGTTGACGAGGTATTGGTGGCACAACAAGTCGAAAACGGAAGTGCTGTTTTAGCATTCTCACAAATACCGGTAACTAACAATTCGGTTGTGTATTTTGCTTTTAAGCAATCCACCAACGAAACGACCACCTGCACAGTTGACGAAGTGGCGATACAATTATCTTTTTCGCCAAACACGCAATATGTTTCAGCATATAACCCCGGAGCACAATCAGCTATTGGTATTATTGATATACCTTCTTTGATGCCAGAGCAGAAAGTTACTGACTTTCTTGCTTCGCTATGCAAAATGTTCAACTTGGTAATTATCCCAACAAGTAGCACGGAGTTTGACCTAAAGCCGTTGAGCGATTGGTATGGCACGGGTACGGATGTTGACCTATCCCAATACTTTGATATTACAGAAAGCCAAGTAGAGCGTCCCGAACTTTACAAGCAGATTCAATTCCAATACAACGAGACCGGAGCAATTACCGGCGAGGAATACCGACTAACTAACGACGTTGGTTATGGCGATTTGCGTTCGGAGTTTGTATTCGATACGGACGAGGAGTTGACGGTGCAACCGCAATTTGACCAGATGCTTTTCACTCGGTTAACCGACCAAGATGGCGGAGCGTTAACAAAGTTGTTAGCAGGATACGCAGTAACCCGTGAACTGGAAACATATTTAGGCCAACCATTTTTATTCTATGTTAGCTCCCCGGTAACTATTAGCCCTGCAACATTATCGTTTATTGACCAAACTAATACGATTACCGGCCACGACGCCGTATCCGTTACAACTGTTGTGTACGCAAACGCATCCAATAAAAATACAAACACCGCAACAACCTATTCTACAAACTACGGAGCTGATATAGACCCGTACCTATTGCAATCAGTAAACAACTCACTCTACGATGTATATTGGCAAGATTATGTTACGGACTTGTACGACCCTTCCCGTAGATTGGTACGCATTCCTGCTATATTGCCTTTGGGCAAGATTCTAAACTTCGACCTAAAAAACAAGTTAATTTGGAATGGCGAGAAGTGGATTGTAAACAACGTACAGATTAACCTTACCACGGGCAAGGCAGAATTTGAACTATTAAATGATGTATGAGGGAATCTTATTTGAGTTATTTGATTGAGGTGCTTAACAGCCAACCCTATGTTGGTGTTAGCCACGAAATCGAAATTGCAAAGGGAACGTATAAGTTTACTGACGATAAAATTCAAGAAGGAATAAAAGAATGGCGGTTGTCGAAACTATAAAAATCCAAGGAGACGGAACCGAATTAGATTCGACCCTTGATAAACTAACCAAGAGCGTTGAGGAGTTAAACAACTCCATCAAAAGCGTAGGTGTAGAAAGTAAAAAGGCGTTTGATAAAACCGAAAAGAGTGTTGAAGGCGTCCGCAAGGAAACCGAGAAAACCAATACATCTTTTAAGGAACTTGCAAATAGCGCAAAGAGCCTTGCGGTTGTATCTATTGCATTAGATACAGCCAAGGAAGCGTTTATGGCTAACCAAGGCGTTGCTGACGTTTTTAATACTGCCCTTGGTGCGGTTCAGTTGACGGTATCCCGAATCTTTGATACATTAACCAAGGGTACTGCGTTGAATCTTGGTACTGTTATTTCCGATTCAAAGGAGATTGTCGACCTTGAAAACCAAGCGGCTCTTGCATCAGCAAAGAGAACAAAGGCGCAGTTGGAGTTTCAATTACAAGCCGAAGTTGAACGTCAAAAACGAGATGACGAGTCAAAAAACCTACAAGAGAGGATTCAGGCCAATGAAAAACTTAATAATATATTATTAACCCAACTTGAAACCGAAGCCTTGTATGCAGAGCAAATAGTGGATTCTGCCCAAGCCCAATACGATAAGATTCCAAGTATTGAGAATGAGGTTGCCTTAATACAAGCCCGTACCGAATTAGTAGATTTAGAGGAACGAGTTGCCGGGCAACGCTCGGAGTTCTTAATGAACCAGATGTCTCTTAATCGGGAGTTGCTAGACTATAACATATTATTAAAAAAGAATGGTGAAGTAACTAGTGATAATTCAATAACAGAAATTGGTGTTTGGAAAACAAGGAGAGAGCAGTTAGATGGTGAATACAGGTCAACGCAGGATTTATTAAATATAGAAATTGAGTTATCAAAACAACGATTAGAAAACACTTTTCAAAACACAGTAGCACAACAGGAGGCATACGATGCTTATTTGCAGTTGGTGAAACAAAGAGGTGAGATAGACGCTCAATACGCACGAGACAGCAAGGCACTTGACCAAGAGGTGTCCTCTGCAAGGTTTCAAATGTACAAGGATACTATTTCCGCAATAGGTGCGTTATCTGCTGCCTTTGCAGGAGACGATGAGGCGTCTAAGAAACGCCAGTTTGAATTTCAGAAAAAACTTTCTCTTGCATCAGCGGTTGTTTCCGGAACCGAGGCGGTGCTAAACGCATACAAGACCGCACAAGCCTCACCGTACACTACCGTCTTCCCCGGTTACCCGTTGGTGCAAGCAGGACTAGCCGCTGCGTTTAGTGTGGCGCAAGTGGCAACAATCGCAAGAACACAATTTGAATCCCCTGACACGAACATTAGTTCTAGCGGAGGTGGTTCCGGTGCGCCTGCGGAATCGCAGATGTCCCCACAATTTAATATCGTTGGGCGTTCTGGAATTAACCAATTAGCGGATTCAGTAAACGCCAGAAACCAACAACCCATCCAAGCATACGTTGTAGCAGGTCAAGTTACCAACGCACAACAATTAGCAAGACGCAGAGCAAGAACAGCAACATTCGGATAATGAAAAAAGTAATTGAACTTGTCCTTGAGGAAACCGAAGGACTAAACGGCATCAACGCAATATCTATCGTTGAGCATCCAGCCATTGAAGAGAATTTTATCACTCTTGCAAAGGAATACGAGGTAGAGTTCAAAGCGCAAGACGAGGAGAAACGTATCCTTATGGGCGCAGCTCTTATCCCAAACAAAACAATCTACCGTAATCAAGGTGGTGAGGAGTTTTACGTGTACTTTTCCAAGGATACGGTACGCAGGGCTTCGGAGCTATTCTTAATGCGTGGCTATCAAGGCAACACCACACTCGAACACGCCGCAGAGTTAAGCGGTTTGTCGGTAGTGGAATCTTGGATTGTGGAAGACCCACAAAAAGACAAAACGGCTATCTACGGAATGGAATTGCCCGAAGGTACCTGGATGGTTTCAATGAAAGTCAACAACGACGATATTTGGAATAATTACGTTAAGACCGGACGGGTTAAGGGATTTTCTATTGAGGGCTACTTCGTTGACAAGATGCAAATGGAATCCCACCTTGAACGTATCGAGGAGGAGGAAGCAGAGTTTATGCTTTCCAACATTATCGCCAAGATTAAAAAGGATGGCCGCTTAAAGAGCAAGAAGCGAATCGAAATGGAATCCTACACGGACTACCCAGAAGCGGTACGCAACAATGCTAAGCGAGGAATCGAACTAAACGAGAAAGGCGGTAACAAATGTGCTACTGCAGTTGGCAAGATTCGAGCGCAACAACTCGCAGACGGACGGCCTATCAGCGTAGAAACCATTACCCGTATGTACTCGTACCTATCCCGTGCCGAGGCATACTACGACGAAAACGATATGCAGGCGTGCGGTACTATTTCCTTCCTGCTATGGGGCGGGTTAGCCGCAAAGCGTTGGGCAGAATCTAAACTTAAAGAATTAGGCAAACTATGAAACAGACCCCAAGCCGTTCCTCCCCCAAAGGAGACAAGCGTGGCTGCTTGTGCAAGAATAACACGTACAGCAAAAAGTGCTGCGATGGTTCCCTCCAGGCCCAGGGCGTAGGCGTTACCGTGAAGGTGCCGGTATAAAAATGTAACAAAATCAATTAAAGAGTAATTTGAATTATGAAAGCAACAGAAATTTTCCAGAAATTCTTTGCCGAACTGTCCGCAGTTGAGACCTCCGAAGTTGAGTTGGCGCAAGCTAAGCTCGATAACGGCACCGTCTTAGAAGCTGAATCATTTGAGGCAGGCCAACCCATTTTCATCGTATCTGAGGAGGATAGAATCGCAGTCCCAGTCGGTGAGTATCAAATGGAAGATGGCCGCATCTTGGTTGTAGCCGAAGAAGGTGTTATCGGTGAAATCAAAGAAGCAGCAGTCGAAGAAGAAGAAGCTCCGGAAGTTGAGGTCGAGGTTGAAGCAGCCGTTGAGCCAACTATGGAGGAGAAAATCAGGGAGGTAGTAATGCCTATCCTTGAGGAGATGCGTGCAGAAATGTCCGCAATTAAGGAGGAAATGGGTGCGTACAAAAAGAAGCAGGAGATGTCCTCGGATATGCCTGCCGCTATGCCTATCCGCCACAATCCAGAAGCAGCAC